TATTCAGGCACCGACGCTCTCTCTTTCAACGTGATGCCAAAAATCTGTGATTGGATCAACCAACCAACTGAATACATCAACAACCTTCTAGGTGAAGGAGACCGCCTCACATCCGCAAAATTCTTTCGCACCGCAATCGAATCGCCTCACGTCACAACACTCAACGTAGTCCACCTCACAGCACCCCCGCACATCGCCCCGCAACGCCGCCAACAACGTGGAAGCAACCAAAACGAAACATGGCTTAAAGGACGAACAACAAAAATCAACAACCTACAACCTTACATTACCCACCAACTAGACGCCACGAAACCATTCGCCCAACAACTCACAACCCTCAAAGAGATTGCACTTTAACCTCTGGACACTAAGCTCTGGACAAATATGGGACCAAGACCAACAAACCTAACACCCGAAACAGCAGCCAAATACCGTGAAGTCATCAGACTGAAACGTGATGGCCTTACGTTCGATGTGATAGCGGAACGAGTCGGGTATGCCTCACGCCAAGGCGCATTCGAAGCGTATAGGGCGGCTTTGAAATGGTGGGGGCAAGAAGCCGTTCAGGAATCTCGTGTGATTGAGAATGAGCGGTTGGAGCGTTTATGGCAGTCGGCTTTGACTCAGCTTTTAGCTGCGGAGCGGGAGAACACTGAAGAAGTTGTTGATGCTGATGGGAATGTGCAGAGGCGAGTGCATTATTCGCCTGATGTTGAGAACGCTATTGCTGGTGCCGTAAATGTTTCCCGGAACAAGAGGGGTTTACTTGGTTTAGATGCCCCTAAGCAGATGGAAATATCGGGGCAAGGGGGCGGCCCTGTGGTAACTGATGTCGGGAGAATGTTCCAAGACCGCATGGATGAGGCTCAGAGGCTTTTGGATGAGGAAGACGCACGAGCTGCGCTGGAAGCGGCAAAAACGCCTGATACGGGCTTATACCCTGTCGTGAAGCCAATTGTTGAGGAGGAACCGTGACAGATGTGCAGGCGTCCATGTGGAATGTGTTTCAGCAGCGTATCCGTAATGAGGAAGACGGTGCACGGTATAGAGAGAAAATGCTTTCGATTATGCCTGAGGAAGAAGTTGAGGCATATTTGACTGGTTGGGAGGTCCACCGGCGTCCTAGCCAAGGCACACCGGAAGGCGCTTGGCGTGTGTGGCTTATCTTAGCGGGCCGTGGATGGGGGAAAACCCGTACTGGGGCGGAGTTCGTGCGGGAACAGGTTGATGCCGGTAATACGCATCATTTAGCTCTCGTTGGCCCGACTGCCGCTGATGTCAGGGATACGATGATAGAAGGCGAATCAGGGCTGTTAGGTGTTTACCCTTCACACCAAAGGCCGAGGTATGAGCCATCGAAACGGCGAATAACGTTCCATAACGGGGCGATAGCTTCAGCGTTCACGGCGGATGAGCCGGATCGGCTCCGTGGCCCTAACCACGATCTAGCTTGGGCGGATGAGCTTGCAGCATGGCGCTACCCGGAGGCGTGGGATATGTTGATGTTCGGTTTACGTATAGGGGCATACCCACGGGTAGTCGCTACAACGACACCGAAACCGATACCTTTAATCCGGCGGCTTCTAGCGCTGAAAGATGACAGCATCCACATCACTAGGGGTTCAACGTTCGACAATAAAGAAAACTTAGCTCCATCGTTCCTATCTGAGATTCTAGCCCGTTATGAGGGGACGAGGCTAGGGCAGCAAGAGCTATACGCTGAAGTCCTTGACGATATTGAAGGCGCTTTATGGGATAGAGACATGCTGGAAAATAATCGGGTTAGTAGCCATCCCGAGTTTGTGAGGGTAGTGGTTGCGATTGATCCCGCTGCGGGCGGTAAAGCCGATAACGCTGAGACAGGTATCGTTACGGTCGGGTTAGGTACTGACGGGCACGGTTATGTCCTTGACGATTCCACTTTGAAAGGCAGCCCGAACGATTGGGGCCGGGCAGCTATCGCCGCATACTATCGCCATAAAGCAGATCAGATAGTAGCCGAATCGAACCAAGGCGGAGACATGGTTCTCCACACGTTACGCACAGTCGATGAAACAGTCCCAGTGAAAATGGTTCACGCTTCAAGAGGGAAAAGAACTCGCGCTGAACCTGTCGTCGCTTTATATGAGCAAGCGAAAATACATCACCTCGGGTTTTATTCTTTGCTTGAAGATCAGTTGTGTTCCTGGGTGCCTGATGTTTCAGCGTCCCCTGACAGGCTTGACGCCCTAGTTTGGGCGTGTAGCGAGTTGATGGTCAGCGGTTCTCGTGTGGCTCCTACTGTTGCACCGTTCTCGATTACTGCCCCTTCGCAATGGAAGGTGAGATGAACATTTGTTACATTTATGTGACGCCGCATAGCCTTAAGACGTTGAACGGCTAAGGTCGTAACATAACCGTAACGGAGAAGCGCATGGCTGAAGAGGGCTACACCCGAACTATCGGTAAAGCAAAACCTACATCAACTGACTTCATGGAACTGGGTTCCGCTGGTCTAATCCAATACGGTGGACAGGTACGAGAAGATTTCATACAGCAGCTACAAGGCAAACGGGGAATCGCTAACTATCGAGAGATGTCAGATAACGATCCTGTAGTCGGTGCGATCATGCACGCTATAGAAATGTTGATGCGAAAAGTTGATTGGTCTGTTGACGCCTCAGATGTTGAAGATGAACAAGCGTTAAGTTACGCCGAGTTTGTTTCTAGTTGCATGACAGATATGAGCGTTAGCTGGGATGACACGTTGTCGTCAATTCTTTCGTTTCTGACTTACGGCTTCTCTATCCACGAAATTGTTTACAAGCGACGTGAAGGGTACGAAGCGGACTCACCCTCTAAACATGATGACAAGCTTATTGGATGGAAGAAACTTCCTATCCGTGGGCAGTCAACCGTCTACGATTGGGACATCGACAAGAACGGTGGCATCAACGGATTTATTCAGCAGCAAGAACTCGGTGAAACGTGGGGACGAGATAACGTCTTCATTCCTATCGAAAAAAGGTTGCTGTTCCGTACCTCCACGAAATACAACAATCCTCGTGGCCGTTCAGTTCTCAGAAACGCTTTCATTCCGTGGTACTACAAATCCAAGATTCAAGAGATAGAAGCGATCGGTATTGAACGAGACCTTGCTGGTATGCCGGTCGCTATGGTCCCGCCTCAACTGTTAAGCGATAACGCTACAGCAGGAGAAACCGCTGCGCTTGATGCGATCAAACAGCTAGTGCGAAACATCAAAAGAGATGAGCAAGAAGGCATCGTATTCCCGCTGGCATATGATCCAGATACCGGAAATCTTGCCTACGATCTGAAGCTACTTTCCACTGGTGGCCGCCGCCAGTTCGACACGAACGCAATCATTCAAAGATACGATCAGCGGATCGCTATGTCGCTACTGGCTGACTTCGTTCTACTAGGACACCAGGCAACAGGAACGCAAGCGCTTTCAGTTTCTAAAATTCAACTGTTTCTAGATTCGTTGGAGGCGTGGCTTTCTGGTGTCGCTGAAGTGTTCAATAGTCACGCTTTACCGAGGCTGATGAGAATAAATGGTTTTGATGTATCGAAAACGCCGTCAATAAATTTCCAGGCACCAGACAACATAGATCTCGGGGCGCTCGGTACGTTCATCAATCAGCTAGCTGGGGCGGGTGCTCCGTTGTTCCCTGATGAGAACCTTGAGAACTTCTTAATGGAAACCGCAGGGCTACCGAAACGCATGGCTGAAGAAGTCTAACGATGAGCCGGACAGCGATCCAAGTAACGCAAGGCTTGAAGAAAGCTCAACGTTTACCGGTTTCAAAGGCAAGAAAAATTGGTGACCCTAGCCAAAGACCAGCGGGGCAAACTCGTTTAACAGTCAACGAGAAAGATTATTATGATGGCTGCTTCGCCGCTTGGGCGGCCATACCCGATGAAGTTATCTTCCGGCAGTTCACGTCAGTCACGCAGCAAGGGATCAGCCAAGACATTCGGCTAGAGATTACGCATTACGAAAAGTTTTTTGAGGCAATAACTTTACATCAGATCAAGCAGTCAGGCCGTATGACGTTCAATCAGGTACGGGATGATGTGGCGGCGCAGTGGAAAACGTTAGAGAAAGCGGTGACGCCTTCTGAGTATGCGATGTCACTAAATT